AAATTTATAATAATATTATTATAAATAAATATAATTAAAATCGAATACCTTCTCTATCAATTCGGCGTTCTCTTGCCCTATCAAGGGCGGCATTACCAACAGCACGAACCAATTTAGACAAATGTTTGAATAAGAAATCATTAATACTATCGATTACGCCACTACCTACTAATTCTTTTCCTTTTTGATAAATTGGTGAACATTTAGCCATACACTCGCCATATGTAAGATGTGGATTTTTTTGATGATATGACTTTACAAAATCAACCCATTTCATATCACTTTTTCCAACACCTCCAACTTTTCTAACTGGTTTCTTTTTTCTACCTGAAGCCAATTGTTTTACTTTATCAAATGCACTGTCGGCTAAACCTTCAACACCAGATACACCGCTATCAATGGCACTGTTCAATACATTTGATACAAAATTATTTCCTATTTTATTTGTAATTGCATTTTTTAAATCATTAGCTTTCGCATTTGTTCTGTAATAAGTTTGCGCTTTTATGCCATCAGTAGCCCCTTGTATAGCACTTAAAGCGGGATGTGATAAACTATCGAACGGATGATTTAAAAATTGGTTTTTGATACCTGAAGTAATTACAGAACCCATATCATTAAAAATACTACCATCGTCATCTCCTCCAACTCTGCGTTTCATTAATTTACTTTTTTTTGCTTTTTTACTTTTCGCACTTTTTCCGCTTCCAATTGCTTTTAAAGTTTCAGCAAAAGTATATCCTTTGTGTTTATAAATTGTATGATACATACGGGAAGCATATTCCGCCCAAGTTTCATTTGATTTCTGCATTTATATATAATATAATGGAGATAAAAATATTTTTATATAAACCATAAAAATAAATAATATTAGATATATTTGAATTCACCATTTTTAATAAATTTTTGAATTATTTTTGTATTATGTAATAAATGATTTGTTATTTCATCTGTCGCTAAACCTTTATTCATTCCTTTACCCATAAGTAAAGTTGATTTCGCACCTAAATCAGTTATTTTATTTATTAATGGTTCAAAATAAGTATGAGATTCATTTAATGATTTTCTTATATCTGTCATATCTTGAAATAAAAAGTCCTCTGCTTGTTTTGTTAAAAGTGATGAACCTGAAAGACCTTGTTTAATAAAATTTTGACAATTATTATGTAAGGCACTATATGACCAATAATTATCTAAGCCCATTTTCTTCTGAGCATTTAAAATAAATTCATCTAATGTTAAATCTTTTCTTTTTAAATCTACATAAAAAATTTCTGTATTAGTTTTAATACTCGATGTATTTGATAAAGGTATAATTTCAACTGTTTCATTTTTTTCATAAATAACTGATTCTCTATTAGATAAATCAATTATTAATGACAAATGATATAAAACATCATAATTTTTTTCTTTTTGTAATTGAGATAAACGCCCCATACTTAATGAATCAACCGCATTTTCTAAAATTTTATTTAATGGTGTTCTTGCTATTCTAATTTGATGAATTACGAATTGTCCATTTTTTTCAATTGTCTTTTTAGATGCAAAATTAAATCTATCAATACCGTATATCAATTGTTTTACAGTAGCAAACGGATTTTTAACAACATTGATGAAATCACCACCTGTTTTTATATTACGCATATATTATAAGTAGATATAATATATATTTATTTTTTATTATAGTCATTAATCAATGTTTTTATTTTCGTTTCAATTGTATTGTTTTTTGAACAGATAACACAATAACACATTAATACAGCATCACAAATATCATCTATCTTGCTAAATTGTAATAATTTACTAAAATCATTTTTTGGAATTAAATTTTTTACAAGATATATGGATATGCTTTTTCTTTCAATATATTTCTTTTTTGTGTTTTCAGGTTTAAATCCGAATAATTTCTGATTTGGATTTTGTATAATAATTTGTTTATTTATTGATGTAAAATAACTTAATAACATTACTTGTATTGCTTTACTTATTGGATTCATAAATGACGGTTGATTTTCCAAAATAACAATATCAACATCTGAAATAAATGTCATATCTCTTAATTGTTTAATTAAATTTTTACAAATTTCTTGACTTGTTAAAGGTTTCTTTTTTTTTGTTATATTTCTCTCTTCTGCGTGTTTTTTACAACAATGAACAAGTTCACATTCTTCCATATTCAATATAATAGCTGTATTATCACACATTTTACACGACGGCGGTTTACTGAAATTTAATATTCCAAAATCTAAAACATTAATGTTATTGTCTTTTTCTTCAATATGAGCCCAACCACAATTTTTTATGGCACAATCAAAACTCAAATATTTCATATATACTATATTATACATAATTTTTTTTATATTATATTCCTAAAACGAATACATTTATTATAAATTTTATCTAAATCTATATATATGACACAAATAGATATACTACGGGAAGAAATCCGTGAATTAATAAAAGAACACAACAATAACCACAAAATAATGGTTGGATATGAAGGAAGTGATTTAATGAAATTTAATTTAAATAAAATTCAAAGTATTTTATCAAAGATAGAAAAGAAAGAAAAAATTATTTCGTTAAAACAGAAATGCGATAATATGATTAAACATATATGTGATTTAATAAATGATAATAGTAAATATGTAATGACAGAAGCGTGTGATAATAATTTAAAATTATATTTTAATTGGCTGAATGAATATATGGATTTAGAAAATAATTAAATTTTCTTAAACATCACATACACTTGTGATTTATTAACATCGAGCCCCTTTTCTTTTAATAAATCAGTGATTTGATTAGCATTTTTACCTTCTTTTTTTTGTTCAATGATATACTCCTTAAAATCATCTAATTTATTTTTTAGTTTTGCTTTTACTGCATCGCTTTGCATTGCGCTTTTGGTTCGTTTTTTAATATTATCTCGTTCAATTTCTGACACCATACACGAGAACATTAATTTTATTCTGTCATTCATCTCCATTTCATTATTTAAAATAAAATCTCCTTTTATTTCGTGTATAACACAACCATTTGGAAGAACGGCATCTAAATATGAACAGGTATTGATAAAATCACGCCCGATTCTACTTAATTCTGGAATAATCAAAACATCGCCTTTTTTCAAATGTTGCAAGTGTTTTATTTCTCGTTCTCTCCAATCTTTGCCACCGCTTACACCTTTATCGAAAATAACATTTTTTAAAGGGGGTAATAAGTTCTTCTCTTTACAGTATCGCAAACACGCCTCAAACTGCTTATTTATGTCTTGTGAAGCCATCGAAACACGACAATATATGTATACTTTGCTATTTCCATTTTCTTCAAAGTATTTTTCGGGATTTGGTTTAAGTTCTTCTAATTTACTCATTCTTATATAATAGTTATAGATTATTTTTATAACTTATAACTTTTAAACGGTCGGATATAACTTTAACTTATAACTCACATAATAACTTATATTATCTATTCCTAAAAAGAAGACTTTAATATAAATTATACAAAATAGGCATTGTCCGATTAGGATATTTGATTAAGTTTCCGCAATCATCCATTGCCCAACATTCATATTTTATTTTAAAATCGGGGTTGCTTTGACGAATGCGTGAAATATTATGATATTTTTTTGATTTCTGAATGTATTCATTTTGTTCATAAAAATCTTTTATGATTTCGCAATAATAACGCCAACCCGAATAAAATGGATTGACGCATTTTGTTGGAAAATGTTTTTTACAAATTTCAAGAAAATGGTGCGTCGATAACTCATTAATACACATTTTTGAAATATTATTTATTACAATCATCACCGTCATATATTCAATATATTCAAAAATCATAATATCTAAATATTCACGCATTGATTCTTTAATAAATTTGTTTTGTTCTGTTTGATGGGTTCCCATTAATCGTTTGTGTCTTGTTTCCGCATAATATAAATTTCGATTTGAATATTCGCATGGTTCATAATCCATTATTTTATTGAACTCTTTCATCATTTCATAATCTTTTACAGTATCCAAAGCAAACAAATTTATTTTTTCTTTTACGGCATATGGCAAATTTTCCAATTTATTCATTCTATATAATAATACTATATATTTTTATTCCTAAAAAGAATACTTTTATAATTTAGGTATAGATAAAAAAGGTTGATTCATTGAAATACTTGGAAATGATGGAACATTAATTATATATTTCAATAAATATGTTCCGTCTGGTTGTTTCTCATAAGTAGGTGTAAGCCTGTTTTGCTTCTCGTTTATTAATGTTTTTAATTGTGTTATCTCTTTCTCTAATTTTCTAATTCTTCCATATAATTTATTTTCTTGTGTCTTGTCCATCTATATAATATATACTATAGATAATTATATATTCTTATTTGGAATAAAAATAATTTTATAAATCTATATTATAATGAAAAAACTTTGTAAAGTTTGCAACAAAGAAATAACACAACAGAATTTGCCAAGACATAAAAAATCCCGTCTTCACAAATTGAATGAAATTATTAACAAAAAATTATTATAATATAATATATTATATGTTAAAAAAGATAAATCATTATGTCAAGTATGATGAATTTGAAAAACGAATAAAATATTTAGAAGACAAAATATGTGATTTAGAAAAAAGATTGAACGATAAAGAAATACAAATTAATTCTTTGCCATCATCTATAAACAGTATGGTAGATGATTTTAATAAATACGCCCAAACAAATATAACAACAAATATTTCCCCGATTAGTTTTAAAGATTAAATAAAAAATATAATATATATCTCTATATTATAATGCAACAATTAGACATTGATAAATATGAAAGTGATTTGGTAGCGTTTTTAAATGTTGATGTATCAAACACACCAGTTTCTACTATACAAACAAAAATAACAGAAATACAAACAGATAGAGAAACAGTATTAGCGCAACAAAACACATCAGAAATAAGAGACAATGTTATTTCAATATTACGAAATGAAGATTATAATAAAATATTATTGTATGGCGTATATTGTAAATCTTATTATGAGTATAATAATAAAATAGCAAATGAACCAGATGATGAATTAAAACAAGCTTTGATTCAAGAAAAACAAGATTTGAAAAATACAATATGCGGGGCTGTTCAAAATGATGATTATTTACTGAACTTATTCTATTTAATAAAATTTATGGAATCTCGAACATGCCAATAAAATTAAAAAAATATATTCAATATTCTTTTAATAATAATAAATCATTGCCGTTAAATGATTGAACAAATTTGAATTTCCAGTATGAACCCAAGAAACATTTTGACTTAACCAACGTTGTGAGAGGACATTGACATTGTGAGAAATAGATTGTAAATTAATATATGGATAACCAAACGCCATACTATCGCTTCCGAGAAGACTATTAGATCGCAT